CGTTATCATTGGTTAATTACAAGTAACACGATGACCCGCGGCGGCCCGATCAATCAGGAGATTGTCGATGGCACCGCCACCTTGGCGATGCGGATCTGTGCCAGCGGCATGATGAGCGGCCTGTGCTCGCCGTCGCGGCCGTGGTTCAAATTGAAGGCCGGTATGGGCAGCCAGACGCCCGAGCTCGACAATCAATCGATGGAATGGCTCGAGCAGGTCGAGGACCGCATGTACGCGGTGATGGCCGAGAGCAATTTTTACGATGCTTTCGCGCAGATGTTCGAGGATCTGGTGATTTTTGGCACCGCCGTCGTCATCGTTTACGAGGACGAGGAGGATGTGATCCGGTGTTACAATCCCTGTGCCGGCGAATACTTCCTCGCGGCGGGGTCGAGCTTCCGGGTCGAGAGCTTGTTCCGGTTGTTCACGCTGACTGTTGCGCAAACCGTCGAGATGTTCGGATTGAACAATTGCCCGCCCGACATCAAGACGTTGTGGGAAACCAAGGGCGCGGCGCTCGAGACTGAACGGGTCATCGCTCAGGCGATCGAGCCGAACTTCCCGATCCGGCGGCGCGATGGATCGAGCGGCGCGGTGCTCCCCAATGGCGCCAATGGGGGTGATTTTACCTGGCGCGAAGTTTATTGGGTGTGGGGGCAGCAAAACGAGCGTGCGCTGAGCCTGCGCGGGTTTACCGAGCAGGCGTTTATCGCGCCGCGCTGGGCGACGACGTCGAACGACGCCTACGGGCGCAGCCCCGGCATGGACGCGCTGCCCGACACGATGCAATTGCAGTTGATGACCCGGCGCGAGGCCGAGGCGATCGAGAAGCAGGTGCGCCCGCCGTTGCTCGCTGGGGCGGAATTGAAGAACCAGCCATCCTCGACCCTGCCGGGCCAGGTGACCTACGTTACCAGCGTCGAGCCCGGCAAGGGGATGCGGCCGATCTACGAGGTGATGCCGGATGTGACCGGCATGGAAAAGAAGATCGAGGCGATCCAGGCCCGCATCAACCGCACCTTCTTCACCGACATCTTCCTGATGATCTCGCAGATGGAGGGGGTGCAGCCGCGCAACGAGCTCGAGATCTACGAGCGCAAGGGCGAGAAGATCCAGATGCTGGGGCCGGTCATCGAGCGGTTTCAGTCGGAGGCGGCCTCGCCTGCCATCGCGCGCATTTTCGGCATCATGCAAAGCAAGGGATTGCTGCCGCCGGTGCCGCCGGGGTTGCGCCACCTGCCGTTGCAGGCCGAATACGTCTCGGAGATGGCGCTGGCGCAGCGCGCCGCGGCGACCGGCGGGATCGAGCGCTTCATGGCGACGGTGGGTAACCTCGCGGCGGCGTTTCCCGAGGCCAAGGACAACATCGACCCCGATGCGCTGGTGCGGGAATATGCCGATTTGCTCAACGTGACGCGCCGCATTTTAAGAACGCCGCAAGCATTGCAGCAGCTCCGTGGTCAGCGGGCGCAGCAGCAGCAGCAGGCGGCGGCGGTGGCGGCCAGCCAGGCCGCGGTGCAGGGCGCGCAGACGTTGTCGCAGACCGATGTCGGCGGCGGGCAGAACGCGCTCGCGGCGATGCTCGGCACGGGCGCCGGCGGCGGTGCCGGGCCGCCTGGAGCGGGTGCGGCGGCGCCGGGGATGACACGATGACACTACGGTTGTGTGGATATGCTGACCGAAAGTGAAATCTTCTCCAAGCTGCAGGAATGCCTGAAGCAGGCCGAGGGGTGCTGCCGTCAGCTCGCACACTGGCGCGGCGACCCGGGCTGGCTGCAGCTGGCGGCGATGTATGCCGGGCAGCAGAAAAAGGTGCTGGCGCTGGCGGCGCGGCGCGGCGGGCTGCAGAGCCTCTACGTCATGCCGGCCGGCCGCAACCAGCCGCATTGACGGCATTCACGTCGCAATCCACTGGAGACTCGATGATGGGCTATGATTATGGACCAGAGTTTAAGGATGTTGATGGAAACGTGTTCCACGTAGAATACTCATGGCATAGAATAAACATCCATTATCAAGACGAGCTGAAACAGCTTGCTATTTTTGAACCCGAAGAAGCCCGTAAACTAGCCGACAGCATAACTCTTCACTTAAATCTTTACTTTGACAACGCCGGAAACCAGAGGCCGGATGCGCAAGCCGCCGCGGTCGGCGATCGCATCGAGCCCTGAATAATAATTTCTCTCGCGCGCGACAGAAATTAATTTCCGCACAAAAAATAATATTTATTCTCGCGTGCGAAAGAAACGAATTTTTCGGGACAGTATAGATCTGAAATTTCTCTTGACTTTTGTGCTAAATCCCGTGTCACGCTGCGGTTCATGCAGGGATTCGATGATATCCTTGGAGCGCCTCGCCTTTCCGACGGCGACTACAACGCCGACGATGCCGAGCAGGTCGAGCGGCGCCGCGAGCTGGCCGCACTGCGCGAGCAGCAGAAGGACGATTTTCTCGCCCGCGTCCTCGATGATCCGACCGGCCGCAGCTGGGTGTGGGACCATCTGGTCGCGTGCCACGTCTTTGCGAACACCTTTGTTCCCGGCCAGCCGGATGCGACCGCGTTCCTGATCGGCGAGCGCAACATCGGATTGGCCCTCTTGGCGCAGATCATGCGGGTGGCTCCCGAGCAATATGTTTTGATGGCGCAGGAAAATGGCTGATCCGCAACCACCGGTCGCGCCGCCGCCAGGGGTGCCCGAGCCGGCGCCGCCGGTCGCACCCGAACCGGCTCCGCCTCCAGTCCCGCCTGAGCCGGCCGCGCCGCCCAGCGCTCCCGAGCCGCCTGAAGTAACGCCAGATCAGGCCGCCCAGCCGCTTCCTTCGACGTTGCAACCCTCGCTGGTCAGCGAGGCGCAAGCCCCGTCACCGCCGGTCTTCGAACCCTATGCCGTGCCGGACGGAGTGCAGGTCGGCGAGGCTGAAATCGGCGAGCTCAACCGCATCATCAGCGCCGCCGAGCTCACCCCGCAGCAGCGCGGCCAGGCGCTGATGGATCTTGCGGTGCAGGAGATCGCCCGCATCCAGCGCGGGCAGCACGAGGTTTTCGAGCGCACCCGCGGGGAATGGCGCGACGCCTTCTATGCCGACCCCGAGATCGGCGGCAATCGCCAGGGCACCACCCTCCAGCAGGCCGCCGGAGTGCGCGACCGGTTCGCCGGCAACGCGGTGCAGCGCGCCGAATTTATTGCTGCGATCAATCACACCGGGATTGGCGACCACCCGGCATTTATCCGCTTTTTGGCGAATATCGCGGCGGCCCTGGCGGCGCCGCGTCTGGTCGCGGCCAACCCGCAGCCGCCGCAGGCCGACGACGGCCCACAGCGGCGCTATTCGACGATGCGAGAGGTTAGGTAGCAATGGCAACTGGCGCATGGCTGTCGCTGGCCGACTGGGCGCGGCGCACCGACCCGCAAGGCGAGATCGACGACATCGCCGAGATGATGTCGCAGGCCAACGAGGTTTACGACGACATGATGTGGGTCGAGGGCAACCTCGCCACCGGGCACAAGATGACCCTGCGCACCTCGATCCCCAGCGGCACCTGGCGCTCGCTGTATCAGGGCGTTCCCTATGGCAAGTCGACGACGGCGCAGGTCACCGTCGGCACCGGGATGCTCGAGGCGTATTCGCAGATCGACCGCAAGCTGGCGGAGACGTCGGGCAATGTCGCGAAGTTCCGCTACAGCGAGGACAACGCGTTTCTCGAGGGGCTCGCGCAGCAGGTCGCGGTGACGCTGTTCTATGGCAATTCGACGGTCAGCCCCTCGCAGTTCACCGGGTTCAGCCCGCTTTACAACACCGTCACCCTGGCCAACGCCAACAATGCGCTCAACGTCATGGACGGGCTCGGCACGGCTAATGCCAATACGTCGATTTGGCTAGTCGGCTGGGGCGAGGAGACCATCTTCGGGATCTTCCCGAAGGGCTCCAAGGCCGGGCTGGTGTTCGAGGACAAGGGCGACGTGGTGCCCGGGTTCGACGCCGCCGGCAACCGGTTCGAGGCCTACACCAGCTGGTTCCGCCACGAATGCGGCCTGGCGGTCAAGGATTGGCGCTACGCGGTGCGCATCCCCAACATCGACGTGACCGCGGCCGGATTGGCCGGGGCCAACGCGGCCGATCTGTTCGCGCTGTTGTCCAAAGCGGTGGTGCGGCTGCCGAAGATGGCACGCAACCAGTCGGGCATCGTCAAGACCGATGCGCCCAGCGAACCCGCCCCCGGCATCCGGCCGGCGATCTACTGCAACAGAACAAGCCGCGAATACATGGACCTGCAGGCCATAAGGGATCGAAATGTCTTGCTGGGGCCGCGTGATTACGCAGGCGAGCCGGTTACCTCATTTCGTGGGATACCTATTCGCGTGTGCGATGTACTCCTCAACACGGAGGCGCGTGTTGTCTAGGTTATTCAACCTACAATAGGCTACTTTCCCACCCATGCATGGGAGTATGCGACGTTATGATCCTCGACTCGACTCTTTACTTCACCGCCGCGCCGCCCGGCGATGCGATCACGGCCGGCGGCGCCAGCTCCCGCATGATCGACCTCTTGGGCGTCGGCTCGGGCAATGCTTCGACCAACCGCATCGGAATCTCGGCGGGCGGCGTGTTCGGCGAGGATCTCGGCACCGGCCCGGGCGCGGCGATCCCGACCCTGGCGAACGTTATCACCGTGGCATTGGCGCCGGGCACCGCGTCGTTGAACATCCAGTTTCAGGGCGCGCCCGACAACGGCTCGAATGTTCCGGGCACGTGGACGACCTACGCCGAGAGCGGCCCGGTGCTGGCCAGCGGCATCGTCGCGCCGGGCCGGATCTTCCCGATCGATTGGCCGTGGCGGGTATTGCAGAACACCCCGCTGCCGCGCTTCATCCGGCTCAACTATGCGGTGACCGGCGGCCCGTTCACCGGCGGCAGCATCTTCTCGGGCATTGGACTGGCGGAAGACCTCTACACCTTCTACCCGGCGAATTACGTGGTGGCAGCTTGAGTGCGATGGCCGATTATGACGAGGTCACCAAGGGTGTCGCGGCACGCGCGCCGGAGGACTTTGCGCGCGTACTTGCGCAGGCTCTGGCGGAGTTCACCGCGGCGAATAATGGCTCTGCTCGAGGCGCCACCCCGGCGGTGGCGCCAGCCGTGCTGCAAGCGCGCCGCGCCGCGCACGACGAGATGCTCGAGCGGCTGCGGCAGTACGAGGATGCCGGCACGGTGCCGCGGTACGAGATCACTACCCCGGCGCCCGGCGGGTTCTTCGTTGACGACATTCTGATCGAGAGCGGGCAGCAGATCGAATTTTACGGCATTCCCAACGAGCAGATGGAGCCGCTCAACCAGCCGGCGCGCGAGGTCATCGCGCTCTATCTGGCCTCGATCGGCGGGGTGACGCCGGATCTCGCCGACCAGTCCTACGACGCCTACCGCAACCGCCCGCGGCAGGCCAGCATTGTCGGCAATCGTCCCGAACCGCCGCCGCTCGGGACGCCACGCAGCCAGTCCAATGTCCGGGTCGTCGGGGCGTCGGATGGCGTTCCCGAGATGCCCGGCGTGACACCAGGGTCGGTCGGGGGCAGTCAGTCGCGGCGCGAGCCCAACGGCCGCTACAAGAGCATGGGCGCATGAGTCGAGCGATCATCATTGCGGGAGCGCTGATCGCAGCGGCCATCTTGATCCGCGAAGGCTGGACCCAGGCGACGGTGACGCCGTTCACCACCGG